TGTTGCGGGTACTGCGGATCGAATCGTTGCCAACGCCAACTCGATCGATATCGCATCGACATACGCTGGTCAGACATCGATCACAACTCTTGGTACGATCACAACCGGTACCTGGCAGGGTGATACGATCGCTGTTACATCCGGTGGTACTGGATTCTCCACATACTCAAAGGGCGATCTTCTTTACTCAGACGGTACCGATTCTCTCGACAAGTTGTCGGCGGGTGCGACTGGTACGGTTCTTCAGATCAACGCATCCGGTGAACCAGTCTGGGGTGACATCGATGGTGGAACTTACTAAGAGTTCTATATAAATAAAACAAAGGATGAACGGCGGGAGTTCTTACTCCCGCTTTATTGATAAATTGGTTCTTTTTAGGACGTTGCAATAGAATTATGGCCAATACGGTTACACTTAAAAGATCATCCGTTGCAGGGAAGATCCCTCAAGTAACGGATCTCGCGTTTGGTGAGGTTGCTCTCAACTTTGCTGACGGCCGTTTATACTTCCGCAACTCCAATAATGAGATAGAATTCTTTCAGACTCCTTCCGAACAGGAGTCTTTTGGAATTCTTAATAGTGATTTAGATCTAGGTCTAGTCACTGGACCATCTACACAGACACTCGATCTTGGTTCGCTTACAGAAGCTGCGAACGATACATACGATTTTGGATATGTAGTCGTTAATGGTGTTGTATTTCCAAACACGTTAATTCTCCCGTCAACTACGGTATCAGAGTTATCAACAGGAACACTCGGAGAAGTTGTTCTTGTAACCGATGATATCAATGGCGCGGTTCCTGCTTTCTTTGATGGTAATAACTGGAGAAGATTGAGCGACTATCAAGTGATAGAAGATTCATATGTGTCAGACGGTTACGTAAACGACGGATATGCATAGAGAAAAAGAATATAATGAACATGTCAGTTTTAAGGGATATCGGATAAATGGCGGTCACACTACAACTTAGGAAAGGAACAACTGCTGAAAACGATGCATTTACAGGTAGCATCGGTGAAGTCACGGTTGACACTACAACAAACACGCTCCGAGTACACGATGGTACGAATAGCGGAGGTCAGGTTGTAGGAAGAACTTATACCGCAGGAAACGGTCTTGTCGTATCAAACGATCAGTTCTCACTTGCTGATAACGGCGTAGGCGCATCACAACTTAAGATCGACGGAAATGGAACAAGTGGTCAGGTATTAATTTCTGATGGCGATGGCACATTCAGTTATGAAACCCTCCTAGGAGGTACCGGTGTAACATATAACTCTGGCACAATCTCAATTGGTCAGTCGGTAGGATCCAACGATAACGTATCATTTAATAACATTACAGCAGATGGGAATCTTACTGTTAATGATACTGTTGTCAACTCATTCGGTAACATTGTATTAGATCCATCAACGCAGATTGTTGAGATACGTGGCGACGGAAGTTCAGTTGTCGGTCAACTCCAGCTTAATTGTCATGTCAATACTCATGGTCAAATCATTGCATCGCAACCGCACTCAGAGAATGCGACTAACGTATTGACACTTCCGGGTGGAGATACGATTGGAAACGCAGATGCAGTATTAGTTTCGGACACCGGAACACAAACACTTACAAATAAAACTATATCTTCTCCTACATTCTCCGGACAAATCACCGGAGATCTTATTCCTTCTGCAGACGTTACTCATGACCTCGGAAGTACGACGAATCGATGGAAGGATCTGTTTCTAAGCGGTAACACCATTGACATTGGTGGTGCAACGATCTCGTTTGTCGGTGGTTCTTTCGAGTTTAAAGATTCTAGCGGTAACGATGCTGAAATATCACTTGCTGCGAATACAACTGATGATCTCTCGGAAGGTTCATCGAATCTTTACTATACCGACGCACGAACGCGAGCAGCCCTATCCGCATCCGGCGATCTTACGTATAATGCATTAACCGGTGAGTTTTCTGTTACAGTTCCTGCTGGGTATGATTCTTCTGACTTTGATACTGACTTTTCTGGTAAGTCTACGGATGATCTCTCAGAAGGTACGACGAATCTTTACTATACTGATACACGTGCACAGAATGCACTGGCGGCGACTGGAGACCTAACCTACGACTCAACTACCGGCATATTTAACTTTGTTGAAAGAACTGATGCCGAAGTTCGTGAACTACTAAGTGCTTCCGGCGATCTCTTGTACGATTCGGTTACTGGACAGTTTTCGGTAACCACATATAAAGATGCTGATGTAGAGTCATACTTATCCGGCGGTACCGGCGTGTCATTCTCTGGTGGTGTCATCTCAGTCGGTCAGTCGATCGGAACAACTGATGACGTTACATTTAATAACGTTAACGTCAATGGAACTTTATCAACTGATGATGTTACTGCCGCGACGGTTACAGCATCCAATGATGTTATCATTCAGGGTAACCTTACGGTTAACGGTACAACATCGACTGTAAGCTCAGAAGATATTAATACGACAAGTGCGACTATCACACTTGTTGATGGTCTTGGTGATAATACTGCTCCGTCTCAGAATGCCGGTCTTGTAATTAACCGAGGTTCAGAACCGGATAGATCATTCTTATTCGATGAAGCGGTCGACAAATGGACAATCGGTTCAGAAACGCTAATCGCAGGATTGATCGAGTCGGATGTCGTTGGTACTGTATCAGATATATCGAACCACAGCACCGATGACCTTTCAGAGGGTACGACGAATCTTTACTATACAGATTCGCGTTCTAGGTCGGCGATTAATGGTGGTACAGGTATTGCATATGTGTCGTCTACCGGTACGGTTGCAATCGATAACACGGTTGCAACACTAGATGATACACAGACACTCACTAACAAAACTTTAGATCTGACGGACAACACTCTATCGGCAACGCTGAGTCAACTTAATGGATCATTGAGTGATGCCACACTTATCACCGAGGCTCCACAGGATGGGAACGCATACGTTCGTCAGAACGGTCAGTGGGTCGATATTAACAACATAGTTTACTCGAGTAGCACCGCTACTTAATAATGAACTCATTCATAAACATTATAAATAGTTTATAGAATAACAACGGGAAGCATTAGCAATGGCAACAACTTTAATTACAAGAGAGACAGTGGGCGGCGGTGCTACCGTGAAAAACGCCCCTCTCACCAACGAGGAGGTCGATCTTAACTTCATATCTCTTTCGGATAGCAAGGTTGAGATTATTGACGGTACCGTGGCGGTCATTCCTACAGGGACAACCGCTGAGAGACCCACATCTCCCTCTGCTGGTATGCTTCGTTTTAATGAGACGGAGAATGTTTTTGAAGGATACGATGGTGTTGAGTGGGGATCGATTGGTGGAGGCGGTGTACAGTATACCTTCCATACCTCCAACTATACCGCTTCTTCCGGTGAGGGCGTTCTTGCCGACACGAGCGCAGGATCATTTACCGTAACACTTCCCGCTTCTCCCGACGTTGGCGATACCGTTGTTGTTGCCGATGCCGGTGGTGCCTGGGGTACGAATAACCTTACGATTGCTCGTAACGGCTCTACCATCGAGGACTCCGCCGATGATCTCGTGGCCGACGTCAATGGTGTCAGTATAACTCTGGTATATGACGGAACGACATGGGAAACGTATTCCCAGGCGGGTGCCGTAAGCGGAGACGCCGTTACCGCCGATAACGTGGTTACACTGACGAATAAGACGATCGCGTTTGCAGACAACACGCTTACCGATGTTGCCTCGGTCGATACTACTCAGACGCTTACGAATAAGACACTCGTCGATCCGATCGTTACACTAGGCGGCACAGAGGGTACCGCAGGATTAGCAGTCGTGTCACAGGGTGCAGGATTACCGCCTACTTATGGCCCTGCCGGAGCAACGATCGCCGACGATACGACATCAACGAGCGATTTCTATCCGACTCTATCCGACTCGACGACGGGTAACTACTCAGACGCATACGTCTCATCGACTAAATTAATCTTCCAACCATCGACCGGTACTCTGAACGCGACGACGTTTAACTCACTGTCCGATGCGTCGGTCAAGACGAACATCAATGAGATCTCAAACGGTCTTGATGTGATCAACGCGATCTCGGGTGTTGAGTTCGACTGGAAGGACAACGGCGATCACTCTGCCGGTGTGGTCGCGCAGGAACTCGAGAAGGTACTACCCCATCTCGTTGCAACATCGGACGAAGGCATGAAGTCGGTAAACTATGCCGGCCTGACCGCATATCTACTCTCGGCCATTCGAGAGTTGAGCAAAAGAATACAGTAATTATCATTAAAACAACTAAGCGCCAATAGAGGAGTTTCTCGAAGATGGCAATTAAGATCCAAGGCACCGACGTTATTAATGACGATCGCGAGCTTAAAAATATAACAAACGCTGACAATATTATTCAGCAGCCCACGAATCAGACACCAGCCGACGGTGCAACCGATATCGGAGCGTCTACGCTGTCTTTGACTCTTGCTACATCATCGTATAACGATCTTTATGGAGGTCAAGGATCGGTTAGGTTTCAGGTTTCGGATACTTCAGACTTTTCATCGATTGTTATAGATGAAACAATCGTGAGTACAACCACCAATTCGTATACGATCGACGACATACGAATTGATTTAACTGATGGCGAGACTACATACTACTGGAGATCCCAGTACCAGGATGTCAATGGCAAAACATCATTATTCTCCGATCCTTTTACATTTGTAACGGCATTGACATTTCCTGAGGTAGATAAACCAGCAATTACTTCTCCGTCAGACGGAGCAACTGATATTGGTGAATCTCCGACTATTACGTCGTCTTCATTCTCGACGACCGGTGTGTCTGATACCCACGAATCTTCTGACTGGGAAATTGCAACCGACAGTTCATTCAGTAACATAGTTTATCAGTCACTGAACGATACATCAAATCTTGAATCAATTGTAGTTCCTGCCGGCGTTTTATCCGACAATCAGACTACATACTACGTTCGCGTTCGTCATACTGGTGTTAATCTTAATGTTTCCGAATACTCAGATGTAGTCTCGTTTACAACAACTGACGTTTTCTTTGTACCCGCAATAACTAGCAATAATGGTTTTAATACCGACAATAATAATAGCAATGTTGTTTACGAATTTGAAAATTACAATGACATTGTTACTTCACCAGATGGAAGTTCTGTGTATGCGGTTGGCCGGCAACCTTATTTTGCTCAACCTAGCGATTTTAATAATTCAACCATGGCAACCTTTTATGAGTTTGATAAAAATCTAAACTTTGTTAAGACTTTTAGTATAAGTGCAATAAATGCTTCTGGCGGTGATGAGTTTACTGTATTTTCTATGAATGTTTTAAATAATGGAAATATTGTTTTAGTCGGTTCTTATTCATTCGGTGAGGCAGTTATTGTAATAATTGATCCAGTATCAGAAACAATTATTGCACAAACAGCCTACCAAGACGACAATAATGAAATTGATAGATATGCCCGAATCATACAACACAGTAATTCAAACATTATATTTACTGCGGGAATGACCGTAGGCGGCGGAGCAACAGTATATTATATTGCCTCTTTTGATTCAACAGATTTGTCGGTAATTAATGAGGCTTATGTTGATACAGGTTCCGGGGAGTTTAACGATTGCATAGAAGATAATGACGGTAACATTGTTGCAGTCGCGGCTGACTCTAATATTGAACCAAATAATAACTCTGAAGTAGGATTATTGATAAAGTTTGATCCTTCAGATTTAAGTATTATTCAAAGCGCCGTTTATGAGACTTCTGGTAGCAGAACTACTTTTGATAGAATATCTCTTGACAATGATGGTAATTATATACTTACTGGGCTTCATAATACTTCTAATACAGACGGTTATCATTTTACAACCGTCAATTCATCTAACCTTTCGGTCATAGGAAATAAAAGCAAAGCATTTAGGCGAGATCCTAATACGGATTATGAATTTAGGGTAATTGATGTAATTCAACTGCAATCTGGGAATTATGTTATTTTTGCACAAACCCGAAGTTTTAATGGGATTGAACCCCGAGGTGCGGCTTTCCTTTTATATAATTCAAGTTTAACTCTTTCTGATACTATTCTTCTAGAACATGCAACAGAAACCTATGGCATACAATTAGGGTCAGGTAGAGACGAATCTAAACTAATAGAAAATAGTACTGGTGATATTATTGCCGGCATTCAAAGCGAAGATTTAGAAGGGGCAATCATACTATCCGTAGATGTTGTTGGTAATTTGTTTAATTTTACTACAAGTTTTTCAAATCATCCTAATCTTAATCCTCAGACGGGTTTTTTTCCAATAGTAAGCGAATTCGGTAATTCTTTGACAAACAATAATCAAAGTTTGAGTTCAATTTCTTTCACATCAGGATTTGATTCAGGTGATGTTTTACAGCTAGGTGTGGATGATAACTTGTATACAGAATCAATCACTCGGTCGGAGTACTAACAGATGCTTTACTACGATAAAGAAAAAAATAAAACCTATAATGAGAGAAGTTTAAATCGCGAAGGAAAGTCGCCGAATGATCCTTCCGTATTTCCTCTTTATAAAGTCATTCCTAGCTATAACTATAATACTCAATATCTTAATGTCACAAGTTCAGTTGAAAAAGTTGAGGGTGAAAACTACTATAAGTATGTTTATGAAATACTTGATCGACCAATCGGTGTTGCTAGGGATAACCTTACAAAGCATCTTAGCTCCATAAGATACAATCACGAAGTTTCTGGTACTACGACTGATACTGGTGTAGAGGTTCTAACAGATCGTAACAGTCAGTCAATGACATTAAACGCGTATCAGTCTTTGGCGACCGGTCTTATCGCTGAGACAGAATGGAAGTCACCGGACGGATGGATAACTGTCACAACAGCAGATCTTGAACCAATTGCGTCTGCTGTTGCCGACCATGTAAGGAAGTGTTTTACTGCTGAAAGAAGTGTCGCTGATATGATTGGTGCGGCAGAAACTGTCGATGAACTCACTCCGATGAATCTAGTAGAAGAGTTTGAGAGTGCATATTCAGCGGTATAATAAAGTATAAATAATGGTAGTAATCAATAGCATTAGGATCAACGGAGCATAAAGCATGCCCTTTCTTTCGAGTTTAATACAACCGAGTAATCTTATTACCGCGGATACTCCGATTACTCTGCGGAATAAGACTCTCGCGGATCCAGTCATTACCGTAGGTGGTGTGACGGGTGGGCCGCGTCAGGGAATCGTCTTTGATGAGAACGGCAACCTTGCCTTCGGCAGCGATGATTCGATCTCGATTCCCGCCGGTGGCACCGGAAGACGTCCTGCAAACCCAGCGGTCGGTGAGCTTCGTTTTAACACGGACACCGATAAACTGGAGCAGTACAACGGTACGTCTTGGATCGACATTGCGTCCGGGGATATCGACGCGGACTCGCTGAGTATCGGAAGTAATCTCGTCATCGACTCGTCGGGAAATCTAAAAGACTCGAACGGTAACACGGTCGTCGACTCTCTCGGTAACATCTTCGCGAGTGGCAACACCGTTATCGATTCGACTGGTAACTACAAGAGCTCGGCCGGGCATACAGTCATTAATTCTGACGGTCACATCAAGGATTCCAGTGGTAACACGGTCATTCACCCCGATGGTGATATCTCTGCCGGTGGTCATACGGTCATTAATTCCGACGGTCACGTCAAGGACGCTTCCGGAAATACCATCGTGCATCCTGATGGAACCGTTGACGCTCACGGAGAGATTCGTGTTAACGGAAACATACTAACCGACGGTCAGTCGATTCGAGTGCCGTCGGTTACGACCGGTCAAAGGCCTCAAGCACCAGTCGACGGTGAACTCATATATAACACAGATGTTCAAAAGTTTGAAGTTTATAGTGGTGTTGCCCAAAGTTTTGCCGAAGTTGGCGGCGGCGGCGGTTCCAGAGGATTCTCATATTTCATTGCTAGTAAAAGATAGCGGAGTAGATTAAAATGTCAGGTTTTTTAGGAAAATGTACTATACCAAAATACGGTTCGGTACTTCTTTATGAGAATACTACCGATGGACCCGCTTCGGTTACGATCGGGTCTCAGGTCGATAGTAATACGCAGAACGCGTGTATCTCAATCAAGGTAGATGATACGGATAATACACTGCAGGAATGTAGTGTATTACACGATTCGGTCGTTAGCTCAAACGAGTTTCAGTATCTTAATTTAGATAATGATGGTATATACTGTGGTCAAACATATCTAAATAACTATACACCCGGTTACAGTTTGTACAAACCAGACAATACGACCGAAGAAAATTATATTAGTCAGTGTAAGGCTCCTCTCCTTATCGGTCTAGCATGCTTAATGCCGCCCAACGGTTGGCCAACTGACGGATGTGATTATTGTGTTAACCATACTTACTACGATAATAATTGTGGATGTAGTTACAATTGTTTGACTTGTAATTATCGTATCGCAGCCTCATTCAATCCTCAAAGATACCGGTACAACATCCCATCTTTCTCTGCTCCTTCTGCCGTATGTCATTTTGAAAAAATCCGAGAAGAAAGCGATAGCCCATGGATTCTGATTCCTGCGTATTATTGCGATCCTTCATGCGACAATATGGGGTCGTACGACTTTATTGATTATAATTGCATTAAGAATCTTTCAAACTATGAAAAACAAAAATGTTTCTTAAAAGGAGTTGACAAGACAGACTGTACACAAGTATACTGTTCGTGTTGTGACTTTGTCTCTACTTGCGCAGCCTTCATGGGCGCGGACATTTGGAGTGTGAATCCATCCGTAATCTCATATGAGTTTAGTTGTTGTGACAGTTGTCCTGGATGCTCGTACCCGGGATGTATAAGATCATTACCAAGATTTTGCATAACATCGATCCCTAGTTGTAGTAGTTACCCGTTAAAGAGTTCTGTGAGTACATCGTGTTCGGCTTATGCTAGCAACTACTGCAGTTGCTATAGTTCACTTGGTGTAGTTTTTCGATGCACTAGTCCGCACAACCAGTGTATTAATACTTGGTGGGATGGTATGAGTGATTGTAGCAAAATCGGTCATTGTTCATACTATGCACTCACGCATCCTGCTCAGAATCCTATTATTGGATTCTGCGGAGCAATCTTTGCTGGAAACTATAGAACCGAGTACGGTCCTGAGACATTTATGTATAATATTATTCCTACTAATTCATTTTGTTATTGTTGCAACAATCCTGAATGCGGAGAGTGTAGAAAAACCGCGAGTAACTGGATGTCACCTCTTTGTTCCTGTTGTGAGGCTAGAAAGCAAGGGATATATACTCCGTTATTACGCGGCGGGCGTATTATCTGGGGCACATACGATCCATATAATAAACGAAATGTTTTTATGTTACATAATAATTGCGGTGCATCAGGTTATTATACCTTTGACGCCGAAAAGGCAAACGACGCTTTCTTTTCATGTAAACCAGCATGTTTTGGCTGCTGTTGCTGTTGTGGAGGATGCGTTGCTGTATGTACGAATAATGCTTCCAGCATGGCTGAGTACGGAATAGAAAAGATCGGAGAATTTACAAATCCGGAATCGCCATTGGAGAATAGATGTAGTTATGATGAACAACTTCAAATTACTCTTCCTCCATATCAAATAGACGATGAGTGCTGGATCATTTTTACACAGTGTTATTTACCTGGTACTATTTCTTGTTGGAACGGTTGCATGAAGAAATATGTCTCACACGATCTTATTACTTGGTGTGAACCTACAGGTGAGATTGATGATTATTATATTAATACTAATGAGGGTGATCGTTCTCTTATTACAGTTGATACTACCAATAGCATTATTAATAAGAAGACCGACTACTTCTTTAATAAAGAATGCATTGGTAATCAAGGTTTGATCGAGTATAACACTTCGGCAAATCAATATGAACGCACCGGCCTTGTGATTGGAAGTGGTGACAAGGTATGGGTGGCGGATGATTCCGGCAATTCAGATATACCGGTACAGATTTGGGGGTATGAGGAGTAATGCCTAGGTTTATTAAGGTAGCAACAAGTAGTGGGGGACCCGATAACGTTATCGGGTCTCCTGATAAAACAGTTAGCGGCCAAGGTACTCTTTTGTATGATGTTCCGGGTGCTTGGACGCCGGTGCAGGTATGTTGTAACTGGGACACTCCAATCTCTGGGGATATAGAATTTTGTTTTGATCCCTCAAAGTGGGATAAACTTATGGTTCGTATACACGGATACAGCACAGAAACAGAATACTGCAGTATTGGTCGCGCATGTGTATTACCCGTAAACAACGATTTATACCAGGCAATTCGAGGAGAAAATAGTTCTGATTGTCTTCGTCAGGATTTTTGTAATGTCGGAATGAGTTGTTTTCCATTTAAGGTTTTAAGACTATTTGAGGGTTCTTCGTGTTGTGGTTTTTGCAGCACTATTAGTTCTTTTCCGGTACCTGATGGCCCTAGTAGCGACGGTCCATGGACTCCTAAGTCAGTTAACTTTACTTTTGAAAAAGGCGGTTACAGCCGTTTTTGCTCGTCCTGTAATCCAAGAGAAAGCCGAGTGTTTATTACGACAGAAAGTACGCAAATACGAAATGCTCGTGGATATACTACTCTAAGTAGTAATTATCTTGGCTTTTATTGGCCCGACGACGACACGCAGGATTACTCATCTGACCCGTCAGCATTTACTAAGATCTTACTTACTAATAATCAATGTTGTTTTATACCAGGCGTTGCATGTTGTGGGTCTGAAATATTTTTTACAAAGGGCGCAACATTTGGTCTTTACGGTATACCTAAATATTCAGATTCAGTAATTTCTGATCGTCCTTACAATACTCAGGATGAGGAGTAATAGATCATGGCAGTAAGGTATAAGTTTGATCCTCTTAGTGGTATAGTTAAAGTAACTGATCCAAAAGAACTTAGTGATATTTTAAGACGCGAAAAATATATTAGAGAAAATCCCTTTTCTGAAGAAGACGTTCTTGATGAAATTGATAGAATTAGAAATATTAGAAACTCGCTTCTTTCTTCATCTGATTGGACTCAAGTTAGCGACAATAATCTTTCTGAAATAGAAAAACAGGAATGGGCAGCGTACAGACAAGAACTCAGGGATATCACAGAAAGTCTGTATGTATTACTTGACTCCGATGGTCTAGATTCTGATGGCTTGGATTCTGACGGCCTTGACTCTGGAGGAGAAGAGCATATGTTGGACTGGCCTGTTATCGAGTGGCCTTCAGACCCTAATGGATACGCACACCAAGACTAAGTCTAAGTCTAATATATAGTATTGTTATTTACATATATGCGCGTTTATGTTATAATAACATATACAAGCTGAATTTTCGAAACCAAGGTGATTTGAATGAAAAAAGTAATCATGCTCGATGGTGGGGCAGGTCGTATTATTGCTGCAATACCTGCACTTAAAAAGTTTATCAATAACAATCCTGACACAGACACGTCGATTATTGTTGGAGGGTGGGATTCTCTTCTTTGGGGAATCCCAGAACTTCAAGACATTACTTTCTCTCCGGATACAAAAGGTGTATTCGAAAATGTTTTTCTTGATGCCGATGAAGTAATATCCCCGGAACCATATCGCCATCCTGGATATTATACACAAAAGCTTTCTCTTGCTGAAGCATTCGACGCTCTCATCAATAACACCGATGATCATTCTGATCTAGAAAATCCAACGTTGGTTCTGAATAAGCGGGAAGAGTTCAGTGCTGCAAAGTTCATCTCTGAAGTGAAGTCTAATCAGAGTAAGCAAAAGACTATTGTGATCCAACCCTTTGGTAGGTCCGCAAGTAGAGAAGACGAAAACATTATAATTGATGATTCTAGTAGGTCTCTTGAACCAGAGACCTATCTTAAGCTTGTTAAAAAATTATCAACTAAGTATAATCTTATCTTCTTTGGTGAAGAAGAAATGTTTTTGCCGGGTGATACCTACACCGCAAAGACAAAAGTAGATCTTAGATTGTGGGCGGCGTTCATCGAGTCAGCGGACTACTTTGTTGGCTGCGATTCTATTGGACAGCACATGGCCCGTGCTTTTGATAAACCCGGAACAGTCATCATTGGATCGACATATCCAGTTAATACATCTTATCCAGACTTTTTTAACATTTTTGAAAAAGATTCTGTCAAAAAGTATTCACCAATTAGAATTTCTGGTTTTGACGGCCACATGGCAGACAGATATAACGATCGAGTTATGGAATTTTCTGACGAAGAGATTGACAAACTTTATGACTCGATTGTAAGTGACATTGATAAAAAGGTAAAATAATAATGAGAATTCTAGCGATCAATCCAGGGCATAACGGTTCTTGCGCCTACCTAGTGGACGGCGAATTAGAATTTTATATTGAAGAGGAAAGGCTGTCTAGATCAAAATACGATGGTAATCCGTTTCGTGGTATTATTGAAGCGCTTAGAACAGGAATAGACATTCTTGTTCTAGGCGGCACAAATCCTCAAATGCCATCACTCTTTTGGACTGGAGAGGATCCTTATAGCGCCATCGTAAGAAAATATAATCCGAATGTCCAGGTGATCAATTTGGCTCACGAACACCATAAGGGGCATGCGGCAACGGCATTCTATAATTCTGGGTTTGAGACCGCGGCGGCAGTTGTAGTCGATGGTGCCGGATCGGTAGTTCAATTCTCTATTGATGAACAGGGCGAGAATAATGTAGGAGGATTCGAGACGGAGTCCGTATATCATTGTTCATACCCAAGTAATTTTGAACTCGTATGGAAGTCAGCCGCTGGGAATAGCGGTACTATTCCAGCAAGATTAGAATCAAACCAATTGCTTATAGACGATTCAGTAACCATCACAAAAGCGTACGAAGCCGTCTCACACTATCTTGGTTTTGGATTTATTGAAGCCGGAAAGACAATGGGTCTGGCTCCTTATGGTAAAGAAAACGATAACATTCCTGAGATCTTTATCAATGGTAGAGGAAATAGAAACCTATTAAGAACGCAGTATCCAGCCGGAGCGGTAATAAACGACTCACAGTACGATTATCTTCGACTCACTGCCGATCCTAAGGAATGGCATAACGATCATACTAAAGTAACAGAAGCCGCAAAGGATCTCGCGTACAAGGTTCAACAAGAGACTCAGAAACTGGTGGGTGATATCGTTGAAAGCGCTCATGACAGTACTGGTGAAACTAATATTGTTATATCCGGTGGGTTCGGTCTTAACTGTATGGCTAACTACTATCTTCAAAAGCGCTTTCCAAATCTAAATATATACTTTGAAGCAGTATCGCATGATGGCGGTACGGCGATTGGTCTTGCTAGGATGGTATATCATACAATCAATGAAGACAGCAGTATTAGGCCATTGAATACTTTGTATCTAGGACCAAGTCTTCCTGATTACTCGGTTCTTGACGAAGAACACAATTTTACTACTCGTAAAGTTACTAAGAAAGAAGTTGCAGAACTTATTGCAGAAAAAAATATTGTTACCATTTTCCAAGGGAGATCAGAGGCTGGACCAAGAGCGTTAGGCAACCGTTCTATTCTGTATGATCCTAGAGATGAGAACGGAAAACAGTACGTTAATACCGTGAAGGGCAGAGAATGGTTTAGACCTTTTGCCGGATCAATGCTAGTTGAACACTTCAACGAGTGGTTTGAGACTGCTGGGCTTGAGGAGTCGCCCTTTATGATGCATGCTATCGACTTTAAGAATAATAAACACGGAGAAGTACCAGCGATTACGCATGTTGACGGTACGTGTAGAATTCAGACAGTAAATGAGAATCAAAACAAAAACTTCTATGAACTTATTCAAGAATTCTATAAAGTCACGGGAGTTCCAATACTCTTTAACACCAGCTTTAATCTTGCTGGGGAACCTCTTGTAGAAACACTAGAGGACGCTTTAAGTTCGTGTTTTAAAAGCAGTATTCGTTATCTTTATCTGCCTGAAATAGACATACTTGTTGAATGTGACAAAAACAAAGAATAAGTAATAATAAAATGGGTCGTTATAGTTCTGATCAGATATCATTTAGTAGCTCCAATGACAGTAATAATCAGTGGCCGACTACTTTTAACAAAGAAGTGGTCGCTATTGATCTAAACGGAGTCATTGTAAAAGATACACCGTTAAGAGGACCAGATGATATTGAAGTTCTTCCGAGTGTGCTTGAAGCAATAAAAAAAATCAGGCAGAAACAACATAAGTTGGTTGTGTTGTCTGATCAGCCGTGTATCGGTAAAGGAATTATTTCTGCAGAAAATATTGATGAAAGCTTTAATCATCTTATGAAAATCTTCGGAGAATACGGAATTCAAAGTATAGACGGGTTTCTGTATAATACTTCTTCTCAAAAAGAAGATTACTTTGCTAAGCCCAATATAGGATTGGGAAAACGTGCTGAAGATGAGTTGCTCTTTGGCTCTAAAATTAAGAACGGGTGGTATGTAGGTGATAGTCTAGTTGATCTTAAGTTTGCTGATAAGATGGGCGCTAAGCCGGTTCTAATTAATACTGGAGATTATCAAAACGCACTTGATAAGTTAGACTTATACACTTATAGAAAATTAAAGTCAAAAACACTGGTATATAACAGTCTACTTGATTTTGCGAATAGCATATAAAATAGGAAGACTCTTGTACGGTTAAGCCAAGAGTTCTCTAGTTAAAAAGATGTATAAATAGTAGTATCGAATACAGCATAACGACGGTACTGCAATACTATGCCAACTGAACTTACGACTCGAATCCTACCGGGCACCGGCGCAACCGTAAAAGGCGATCTTCTTACGAACGAGGAGATCGACAACAACTTTCTTTCTCTCAATGATAATAAGTTAGAGATCGAGAGTAATCTTTCGGATCTTAATGACGTAGCCGTTGCTCGGTCAAATCTTGGTGTTCCTCAGGCCGACGGTACTGGATCCACCGGCACATGGCCGATCTCTGTCGAAGGATCCGCGGTCAGTCTGAGCGACTCTGGTTTTACTCTTCTATACGACGGTACGGAAAACAAATGGACCGTCGGATCCGAAACGTTCGCCGCGACCACTTTTGAGGGTAGCGTCACCGGCACGGTGTCCGACTTATCCAATCATACTACGGATGATCTCGTACAGGGATCGGCCAATCTCTATTATTCCGATACACTCGCACGAGAAGCGATTACTGCGTCCGGACTTCTATCGTATAACTCGGGCACCGGATTCATTTCTCTGGATAGCCAAGTAGTACGCAATCTTTTCTCTGCATCCGGCGATCTTACATATAACTCAAGTACCGGAGCCTTCTCTTTTTCTGAAAGAAGTGATCAAGAAGTACGTAATCTTTTCTCTGCATCCGGTGATCTTACGTATAACTCAAGTACCGGCGTTTTTTCTGTTTCCACTGGCAGTGCCTCAAATGATTCATCCATAAGTATAAACGCCTCGGGTGGTTTGTCTGGCGGTGGAACGTTCACAACCAATCAGAGTTTTAATGAGACCATCAGTATTTCTCATGCGGACACCTCGTCCCAATCCTCGACGAGTAACACGGATAGTACGGTAATACAGAACATTAGTGTCGATACATATGGTCATGTGACGGATATCCAATCGTCAGTCGTTTCTTCAGGCGGTGGATTTGACAGCTCCGTGCAGGCCTGGTACTATCCGGATCGATCTCGCAGTGTTGAATATACTAATACAACGGGTCGTCCTATTATTGTTGCAATAGAGACACCGGGATTGACGGGAGATGAGGGTGCTCAGATATCAGCAAGAGCACCAGTAGTTGGTGTGGGATTTCAATTAATAGAACTGGAACACGAGCTCTATGGACCTAATGTTTCTGGAGGAAGATCGGTAACTCAAAGTACCGTAATTCCTGATGGTGTAACATATAGATACGACGGTCAGCCGTTTGATCAGTGGGCAGAATTCCGATAGGTAAATTAATGAGATATTTTAAAGATAACAACGATAACATTCATGGCGTTGAAGAGGATCAAGAATTTCTTATTCAGTCAGAATGGAAAGAAATTACTAAGAATGAGATGGAGCAACTGACTGCGGTAACAGACGATGAAATTGTTAGAAGAATGCGCAGTCAAAGAAATGAATTATTGTTTTTAAGTGACTGGACTCAAACGAGCGATTCACCAGTTAATAAATCCGATTGGGCCGTATATAGACAACAGTTAAGAGATATACCAGAACAGCCGGGATTTCCGCATGAAATCGATTGGCCAATAAAGCCGGAGTAATTCTAAGTGATACCAAACTCAAGGCAAACTCTTATAGACTACTGCCTCCGTAATCTCGGTGCTCCTGTCCTCGAGATCAACATCGATCAGGATCAGATCGAGGATCGAGTCGACGAGGCGCTTCAGTTCTATCAGGAATACCACTCCGATGCGATCTATCGTGACTTCTTTAAACACGAACTGACGCAACAAGACGTCGACAACGAGTACATCGAGATTCCCGACTCGATTCTGACGGTCGTACGTGTTCTGCCGTTTACCTTCGAGAACTCTTCGGTCAACATGTTTGATGCGCGATATCAGATGTCACTCAACGACATGTACAACCTTGGGTTCTCGGGTAATCTCGCGAACTATGTGCATGTTCAGAAGTACATCAATACCGTCGACATGATGATCAACGGTACACCA